GTCCAGCGCTGCGTCGATCTTCCGCAGCAGGTGGTCCGACGGAACCAGCGACGTGATCGTCACCATCTCCAGTTCCGTCTGTGAGGGCGTCGGCGGCTTCAGCATAAAGACATTGAATCAAAAGCCCCCGCCATAGGCGAGGGCTTTGTCAGCAGTCTGGCACGGCCTCATAGGCCGTGTTGGTGTAGGACGCGCCGGGCCAGGGCGTCTCCAGCGTCAGACTGCCGTCCGCCGTCACGGCGACGACGACGCCCACGGGATCGTCCTCGCTTACGGTCAGCAGCGCGCCGGGGGACAGGTTGGCCAGCCAGGCCGTGCCCGTGCCGGTGACCGTGGCGCTGCCGTTGGTGATCGTGATGGTGCCGTTGGTGTATTGGGTCATGGCGGCCTCAGCTAGGCGGCACCGGCCACGCCGGCGCGGTGGGGTCGGTGGTGTTGGCGGGCAGGTCGCGCAGCGCCTGGCGGTAGGCTGTCCAGGCGGCCCGCTGCGCGTCGCTCATGGCGGCCCATCGGTCGGGCAGCACAGCAACGTCACTGAAGCTCAAGCGCCTGAACCGCTCCTCCCGTAAGGTGCGAAAGGTAGTAGCCGCGGCGGCGGCGCGAAGACGGTCGGCATCTATCTCGACCAAGACGCCGTCGCGGACCTCGTGGACGGCCGCGTTGACGGCCACGTCTTGCGCCAAGGAAATAGCCGCCAAGCCGGCGTAAGACGGGTCATCCGGATCGAACAGAGGGTGTTCATCTCCGCCCTGCACCTCCCAACGGATGCGCCCGGTCGCGGCTTCATAAATCAGCAGTCTCTTCATCGATAATGCGGCCATACCGCTAGGCTGAAGTTGGATCCGGAAATCGCGGCGCCACCACCGGTCCAGTAAAGCGAGACGGTATGCGTGCCCGCCCCCAGGGTGGCGACGTACGAATAGGCGGGCGTGTCCAGAGTGACGGAGCCACCGCGGGCGATCAGATCCACGGTATCCAGGCGCAGCCGTGCGCCCCATGTCGTAGAGCCGCTGTAACCTTGCTGCCAATTGGCGGTGATCAGCACCGCAACGGTCGTAAGCAGCGTGAATTGGAACGACACGACCTGATATTCGTTGCCGTCACCGGTTATTGGGTTGGAGCTTATGCTGAAGGCGGCCGGATCGCCCGGCGCGCCGGCGATGATCTTCTGGTTGCCGGCAGCGTCCCACGTCCACAGGCCGTAATCGCCGCCCCGGTATCCGAGCTGCACGCGATCCGACTTGCCGTCGGCACTGATGTTGATGGACGGGCCGCCTAGATCGCCATGGATGTCAATGTAACCGCCATTCCCTTTTCCCCTCCAGACGCGGATGTCCTGGGAAACAATCTCGCCACCAGTGATCTGGTTGGCGCTGATGCTCCCGGCATAGACGATGCCGGCGCCGATGGTGCCGCTGGTCAGGACGTTGGCCGACAGGTTCTGGATGAAGGCGTTGTTGATCACCACCTGGCCGTTGGTGACGAAGAACGGAGACTGCGTCGTCTTGCTGTTGGGCGGCACCAGGGCCAGGGTGTCGGCGCGGATGACGAAAGTGCTGCTGTCGCCGCTGTTGGCCAGCCCGATCCCAGCCACATAGCCGTTGACGTCGGTCTTGAGCACCCATTGGGCACTCAGACCGTTGACACTGGACTGTAGGGTGGAGATTGACGCGGTGTTGCCGTTCACCGTCGTGGACAGGGTGGTGATGGAGGCCGACAGGGCGCTGTCCGCATTCGCCCGGGCCGTTTGCTCCGTCTGGATGGCGGCGGACGTGGCCAGCGCTTGGCCCTCTTGGGTGTAGACCGTGGCGACGGCGCCGCCTTCCACCTTCACCTGCCGGAAGGCGACGGCCGTGCAGTTGCTCAGGCCTTCGGCCACGAACCGGGCCACCATCTGGGTGGTGCCGCCGGGCGCCGTGGCGGTGACGGCATGGGCCGCACGCGTGCCGGGCGCGCCCAGGCCGTGACTGGTGCCGATGGGTTTTTGCGGACCGTCCAGCAGGACGTTACCGGCCGCGTCCTTGAAAACCAGGTCGAAGTAGACCTGCCCAGCCCCGCCCGCGTTCAGGATCATATGGCTGTCGCCGGTGATGGTGTAAGTCGCGCCAGGCGTGCTGGGCATGGGTGGGCTGCTGGCGGCCACCACCCCCGATGGGTTGGCCAAGTAGCCGATCAAGCCGGCAACGGCCTCCGTCACAGCCGCCATGGCGCCCAGCGTCCAACTCCCAATGTCGGGACACAGGTTGGGGTTGGGCCCGACATAGGCCGTCAGGCTGGTGAGCGACGTCGACAGGGCGCTATCGGCGTTGGCCCGGGTGGTCTGTTCGGCGACCAGGTCCGCCCGCGTCTTCGCCAAGCCGGTGCTGCTGTCGTTCACCTGGGCGGCCAGGGCGCTGGTGGCACTGGCGTTGGCGCTGTCGGCGGTGGCGCGGGTGCTGGCCTCGTTGCTGATGGCGGTGAAGGCTGCCGCCAGGCCGGTGGTCGGGCTGTGCACCTCGCTGGCCAGGGTGATTATGGCCGTCGCGTTGGCGCTGTCACCGCTGGCGCGGGCCGTCTGCTCCGCCTGAATGGCCGAGGCGTTACCGTTGATCGCCGCCGTCAGGGTGGTGGTGGTGGTCGCCAGGCTGTTGGAGGTGGTCTGCTGCGCCTGGCTGACGGTGTCGATGTGCGCCTGGAGTTGGTTGGCACTGTCCAGGATGGACTGCGCCCGCGTGGCCGCTTCCAGCTGGATGGCCTGGGCACGGGCCGCCGCCTCGGCCGCCACCTGGGCCGCGACGCTGCCGGCCACGTCGGTGCCGCCGGTGACCAGGCCCAGCGTGTTCACCAGGTCCGTCACCAGCTTGTCCTTGCCGATGGTGTTGGCGGCGATCTGGGCCGACGTCACATAGGGCACCAGGAACTGCAAGGGCGCGCTGATGGGGCAGCCGGCCGTGCCGAAGGTGTCGAAGGTTTGGCACACGGCGTAATAGGTCTGCCCCGCCGTCAGGCCGGCCACCACCAGGGGCGCGGTGCCGCCGCTGGCGGCAGGCTGGCCACTGGTGTCGACGGTCGCGCTGGCCCCTACCCAGACATTGACCCCGGCGAAGTCCAGCGCGTCCGCGCCCGTGGGGGCGATGAAGCCGAACAGGGTGCTGCCGGTGGTGGGGAGTGCCGTCAACTGCACCTGCGCCGGCACGGGGTTGTTGACCGTGAGGGTGGCGGCCTTGCTCTCGCCCCCCAGCTTGTCGCGGATGGTTATGCTGAAGGTCAGGCGGCGATGCGGACCGCCAGCGTCCTTCGCGTTCATCTCGAAGGAGTAATAGTACTCCTCGACGGTCACCAGGTCGGTGCGCAAAACCGCGCCGCTGTCGGGCTCTATGACCGTGACGGCGTAGGCCTGGAAATACGGGTTCACGTAACCGGAGCCGGCACCATAGGGCTGGTTGCCCAGGCTGGCGCTCGTAGCGGGGAAGTTGCCTTGCCACACCAGGTGGATGTCCCGCCCCACGAACTCGGTATCCAGGCCCTGGCCATACAGCTCCAAGTGCGTGATGCTGGCGCCGCCCAGCACACCGCCCACCTCGATGCTGACGGCGGGGCCCCAGGCGGAGCGCACGTCGGTGCCGATGGCACTGGCCGCCTGCACCGTGTAGGTCACCGCCTGCGTCACGGGCATCAGCAGGGTGTCGGTCGACCCGGCCGGTACCTTGACCTGCTGCCAGTCGGTGACCCCGCCGCTGCCCGCCACGCCCCAGCGCAAAACGGTGTCGGTCGCCATGCCAGCGTCGGCTGGTGTCCAGCGGGCGCGGATGCCCAGTTGCACCGTGCCGTCGGCCAGCACGGCGTTCTCCACCGCCAGGGTCAGGCCCGTGGGCGCCGGCAGCGCGCCCACCGCCCCAACCGAGCTGTAGAGGTAGGCCTCCACCTCCGCCAGGCTGCGTTCCGCCGCCTGGAAGATGTTGAAGCTGGTCAGCTTGATGTACAGCGTCTGCCCGATATAGGCGGCGGGCAGGTCGTACTTGAAGACGGCCTCGTCCAACCGCAGGAAGGGCGTGCCCGCCGGATGGTCGACAGCCCCGGTGCCATAAAGGCCACGGTTCAGGTCAGCGAGATGGTATGCGGCGCTGCCCGTCAGCGTGGCCGGGCCGTAGGCCAGCATCTCCGCCCCCACCAGGCTGAGCGTGCGCCCGGCAGCGGCATCGTCGGTACTGCCGCCAGCCAGCTTCAGGCGATTGGTGGCCAGGCTGATATAGGCGTCCGCCGCCCCCGCCGTCAGGGCCTGGCTCAGCGTCCCCAGCCGTGCCGGCGCCGTGATCTGGCCCACCCGTTGATAGGTCAGATCGTCGGCCGACACCCAGACGGAACAGCCACCCCAGTTGGGCGACAGGCCGCAGGCGCCGATCCACACCTGTTGCACGCCGCCGGAGAGGCCGGGTGATGGTTCGAAGATCACGGGGTCGGCCAGGTCACCCGGATCCACGCCGGTGTTCAGTGGCGTGTTGCTGGTTACCGGCGTGGGGTACAGCGTGGCCGTGCCGATGCCGGCCGGCAACTCCTCCGCCGTGAAGGTCAGCAAGCCCTCCTCATCCTCATCGATCTGAATGATGCGGACGGGGAACTTGGCCAGGCCGAGGGCGGCGTCGGTCAGGGTGACGATGTCGCCCGGCTCCAACAGGGCGAAGGTCCAGGCCAGTTTGAACTGGTAGGTGTTGCGGACGTAGAGCTGGCGCTGAAGGATCAGGGTGGCGATGGCCGACGCGGTGGTGGCGTTGCAGATCTCATGCGCCTGCACGGGATCACCGGTGCGCAGGCCGTAGGCGTCGATGGCCGCTAGGTCGCGCACCTCCGCCACGGCAGTTTGATAGGAGTTGTCGCGGTCCTTGAACTCCAGCTTGGCGGTGTTGGTGGCGTCGGCCGGGTCGGAGCGGCTGAGCGTCACCGGGTCATCGCCTGAACCGGCGATGAAGTCGTCATCGGTCAGGTCATAGACGGGCGTCAGGTCGGGCGTGAAGGTCACGCCGTTGCCGGTCAGCGGCTGGTCGCCCAGCGGCAGCGCCCGCACCTGGTCGCCGGACCAATAGATCAGGGTGTTGGTCAGCTGGGCCCAGCGGTTGACGATGTCGCTGGCAGCCTCCTGCTGCGCCAACAGGGGCGACATCAGAAATCCGGCGGCGGCGCAGTAGCTGCGCCACGCGGTGAGGTCACCGATGCTGTCGGCTGGCAGGCCCACGCCATAGCGCTCATTGGTCAGGAAATCGACCAGGATGTCGGCGGGGTTGGCGTCGAAGGCGCTGGGACCGGTGCGGGGCACGGCGTTCGACTGCACCTCGAAATTATGGTTGGGCAGGCTGGCGCTGCTGCCCAGGTCGTAGGACGGCGAGGCGACATAGGCGGTGTGGGGATAGGCCAGTGCCTGATCCGGCTTGGCGGCGTACAGCGCGGTAAAGGGCGTCTGGCCGTCGGCGCCGGTGAACAGGGTCAGGTTGAGCTTGGCCAGGCTGGTGTCGGTCTTGTCCGCCCACACGCGGCCGATGGTGTTGACCACGCCCTCACACAGGCCCATGGCCACGGCGCAGCTGTAGACCTGGGTGGTGGACTGCGCCCCGCCACCCTTGCCACCACCGGTGTCGCTGGCCACGGCCTTGGAGGTGAAGCCATCGTTCCAGAACAGGTTGGGGGCGGCGCGCTGGGTGCCCCACAGCAAGGGAATGGGAAGGCCGGCGGCGCTGGTCTGCACCTGAAGGCCGGTGTAACTGGGCTTGGTGTCGGCATTGGTCTTGCCGCCGCCGAATAGGCCGGACATGGCATCAACCCCACAGGCTGTAGAAGATCAAGGGACGGTCGAGAAAAGGCAGCTGGCGCAGGTCGCCCACCACGCAACGGCCGTCGCGGGCATAGGCGTGGACCAGCTCGAAGCGGCCGGTCATGACGGCGCCATGGCTGAAGCATCGCCCGAAGCGGGCCAGCACCACGTCACCCGCCTGGGGCGCCCGCTCCGCCGGGTCGAAGGGCCGGCCGAAGCGTTGGGTCCAAGCCACATAGCGCTCATCGGAGCGGTGCAAATGCCAGTCGGGCGGATAGGGGCGCGGGTCGAAGGGCGGCAGCACGCCGGTGTCCACGAACACGCGCACCAGCAGCATGGAGCAATCGACGCCGGCCCCCCTCACGTCGGCCAGCTGATGATAGGGCGTGCCCACCCAGGTCAGGGCCTCCGCCGCGACCGAGGCGCGCGCGGCCACCTCCGCAGCGACGCGGCTTGCGTCGTCGGTCATGGTCATCTCCGGGAAATGGGATCAGGCTGCGGTTTCGGCGGCCGGGATGTAGGGGAAGGCGCGGAGGTTGGCCAGGTTGTTGAACCGGGCCTTGCAGGTGGCGGCGGTATGGTCGCAGCCATAGGTGATGGTGAACGGGTCCCCCACGGCCGGCGCATGTGGCAGGGGATAGGCCAGCCCCATGTTGCCGCCGCTGACCACCTTAATAGCCCGCACCACCCCGGCGTTGACGCCGCCGGTGAAGCTGATGGCGCCCTGGACGAAGGCCTGGGGATCGACCGCGGCACCGGCCCCGTCGGGCGCCAGCGATGCCAGCGGCGTCGCCGGCACGATGGTGCCGACAATGGAGCCCGCCGCCACGCTGTTGCTCCAGCTATAGCGGGAGCGCAGCAGGGTGCAGCCGCTGTCGTACAGGGTGTGCAGACAGTTGGCCTGGTAGAGGTTGCGCGGCATCTGCTGATCCAGCAGCACCAGGTCGCCCTTGACCGTCAGCGTGGCCCGGGCCCGGCCGGCCTGGGCGGTGGACACGCGCCCCTCGAACAGCAGGATGGTGCCGAAGGCAGCGGTGCTGGCGCTGGGCATCAACGCCCGTTCCAGCCGGACGCGGGCGCCGTCGAAGCCGCCATTGTTGACGAAGGCGTTGACCGGCACGTCGCCCAGCAGCTCACTGGCGGCGCTGTCAATAGTGACTTCCATCTGCGGCACCTCCAGCTGGGCCTTAGCCGACCAGCTGGTGCGGGCGACGCGGGGGCCGGTGGCCAGCCAGGTGTCACCGCCGTAGCTGATGGGCCGGTCGGTGTTGGTCCAGCGCCAGACTGTGCCGGTGGGCGCGCTGGGGTTGCTGACCTGGGCCGTCAGGGTGACGGTGAACAAGTCCGCTGACCACAGGTTGGGCGTGGTCCGCAGCCATTGGACGAAGGCGGTGTCGGTGGAGCGCATCGCTATCCCCTGACGGTGATGAGGTTCACCTCCCCCACGGACCACATCTGACGGAGAAACCGCTCGGCGGTGATCGCGTCGTCCTTAAACCGGACAAGGAAGGCGTATTGGAAATCGGCGCTGATGACGGCGCCGCTGGCCGGCGGTCTGCTGAAGGTCAGGGCATTGCCGGCGACGCTGTAGCCAGAGGTCTGGCGGGCGCCGTTGACATAGATTGTCAACCCACCCACGACGGCGCCCACCGGCTCAACATAGCCGCCGAAGGTTCGCACCAGGGTGAAGCTGGCGGTGGTACCGTCCCCCACGGCGATGGTTTGGCCGGTGGCTTGGTTGTCGTCGGGGTCTATCAGCAGGAAAGAGCCAAAGGACCCCTGTTGTTGGTTGAAGAAGCCCAGGAGGATCTGGAGTTCGTTTTCCGTGGGCGTATCCCGCAGAACCTCGTATTTCAGCCTGAATTCCCACTTGGGGGCCGACCACATGGCCATCCGGGTTTCGCGCCCCGATGCAGCGGTGAGGATGCGGGTGGACCAAGTCGGCGTCTTCTGCACCTCATAGGCCCGCCCAGGGAGGTTGGGGTAAATCAGGGTCATAACGCTCCGAAATTCCGCCGCTTGTTCTGGACGTGGGCCACGATCTGGTCACCACCACCATTGCGCAGCCACGTTTGGGTGGACCTGCCGTCCAGGGCACTCAGGGACCAGTTGTGGGTTTCGTTGTGGTTCACCACGGTCTGACCGCCGCCCATGGCACTGGCGGCGGCGCTGACGTTGTCGTTGACCGACGTGGCGAACGAAGCCGGAAGGGCGAACCCGCCCCGGCCGGTGACAAGGTCGCGCAAAGGGCTGGCCAGGTAGGCGGGCAGGACCATTTCCCGCTTATGCAGGAAGGTCGGCGCTTCATCATGGGGGACATCACCCCAACCACCCGATGCGGAGAACACCGGCACCGTTGCGGCAAGGGACATGACCGCCCCTTCCGCCGCCGCCGCCGCGCCGGGCGCAAGCTCCGGACCCACGATGGGAATGGCAGCGGTCGCGGCGAATGCACCAGCCGCCGCGACGGGGGCCAGCTGGGCAATCTGGCCAACCGCCGCGATGTAGCCAGTGGTGGACCGGGCCACCTGGTCAGCCTCGTCAATGGTCGCCCGGGTCGCCGTCGCTGCCGTGGTCGCCGACGTCTTGGACGTCTCAATCCCCAGCCACGATGCCACCTGCCCAATCACGCGCCCCAGCCAGGTGCTGTTTTCAGCCGAAGCCGCCGCCGTCCGCGCTGACGTGCCAGCGGCGGTCGCCGCCGTCTTCTGCTGTTCGCCCAGCAACCAGGACAGGCTTCCCTTCTGGATATCCGCCTGCATGCCGCTGGCCATGCGGGTCCAGCCAAGCGCCTGGGCCACCTCGAAGGCCCCCAACTGTGCGGTCATGCGCAGCAGGGAGCCGATGTAGGACGACGCCATCGTGCCCGCTGCCGACAGCGCGCTTTGCCCGATGGTCTGGCCACCCCGGACCGCGTTCTGTACCCAGCTGTCGAGAGCCCGGGACGCCGGCTGGAAGGCGCCTTGCCACGCCTGGGCCGTCTGCTGCGCCGCCCGACGGTCAGCTTCGACGGCCTGGAGCGAGATGCGCTCCATCTCCACCTGCTGTTCCGCCACCAGCACCCGCCGGCGCTGTGTCGCCTCCTCCCACGCCTTCGTTCCCTGCTGGAGAGAGGAGATTTCGGAGTCGAGCCGTTGGAGGGCTGCAATCTGCGCCCCCTCCGTCAGGTCGCGCAGCTGGTCAGCCTTCTGGCCCTCGGAGATTTTCCCGGCCGCGACCTCCGCATCCAGCCGTGACCGTTCCGCCTGGAGGCCCAGGTCGTTGATCTTCTGGTCCGCGTCGGCGCGAATACGGCTGATCTCCTGCGCCTGCCGATCCCGCTCGCGGGCGGCCTCCGACATGCGCTGCATCGCGTCCCGGTACTGCGACGAAAGCTCACCCCAGGCGCCGCGGGCGAAGTCCACTTCCGCCTGGGCCGCCTGGATACGCTCTTGCGACCCCCGCACGGCGGCATTGGTGGCGATCTGCAATCCGCGCAAATGGGCGGAACTCTGTTCATCCGCCGCCCGTTCGGCGTCACGGGCATCCTGGTCAGCCTGCCGAGCGGAGGCATCGGCTTGGTTCTTAAGATACCGCGCCTGGGCGCGTTCCGCCTGATTTAGCCGGTCGTTCAGCAACCCCATCAGGGTGCTGTTTTCCTCCAGCCCGTCGGCCCGTTCGTCGGCAAGCCGCTGCTGCCAGAAGGACACTTCAAGGGCATGGTCCTCCCGAAGCCAATTCTCTTTCAGCAGCAGTTTGCGCTGTAGCTGTTGCTCCAGCTGGGACAGCACCTGTCCGTCATTGGTCGCAGGATCATCGTCGCCGTCGTCGGCGCCACCGGCGGCATCCTCATGGGGCGGTGCCGCTGGCCGGTTGTCCTGGGCCGCAGCGGGTACGGCGGGCTTCTGGATACCAACGAACTGCTGGAATTCCGGCAGCCCCTGCGTGAGCACCGCGAAGTAGTCGCCCAGCCCTTGGCCTACACGGCTGATGGCATCGCCTGTGCTGGTGACGTCGCCGCGCCATTCCCGCCAAGCGGTGGAGATTTCCGCCATCGCGGCCGTTTGCTCAGCCTTGAACTGTTCGCTCCGGGTGGACATCTCGCTGAAACGGTCGACAACCCCGCCGGCCCAATCCCCCAACTGCCCCAGCCAGCTGATGTGGGGCGCCGTGGCGATCTTGTTCTTGCTGGCCTCGATGCTGGCGGCCGTCGCGGCGCTGATGCGGTCCGCATCGGTCATGGCATGCGAGATTTGACCGGCGCCGTCGGCAACACCTTTCAACCAGGCGACGCCGTCGGACCCCAGCACGGCCATCACATCGTGCGTCTTGGCCGTGCCGTCCTGGGTTTCGCGCAGGCGCCGCGCGAACTCATCCAACGCGGCCGACGCTTCTGTGCTGGTGACGCCATAGTCCTTCAAGACCTGGCGGGCAGCTTCCGTGGACTTGTTGGCCGGGTCCAGCACCTCGATCATTCGCCGGATGGCGGCGGTCGCCTGGTCCTGCGTCACCTGGTAGTCCTGGGCGACCTGCTGGACCCGTGTGAAGCTGTCGGCCTCACCACCAAATTCGAGCGCCAAGGCACGGTGCGCCTCCGCCGCCCGCGTTCCCTCCTCCGAGAACAGCCGCGCCACCTCCGCAGCACCCGACATGTTAGACGCCCACTGGGCGATGCCGGACGCGGTGGAGATGACCAAGCGGGCGGCTTCATAGACGCCCACCAATGCCACACCCACGGCTGCGGCAGGGCCTGCAGCCTCCAGCGCGGCGGCGCCGACAGCGGCAACCGCCGACCGCACCGCCACTACGCCGCCGGCGGCAATCGCGGCGTCCTCGCCCATGTGAATGAGGGACTGGCCGGTATCGACCGTCCAGTCGGCCAGGCGCGACATGCTCTCGTCGTAGACTTGGCTGGAAAAGTCGCTGTGGATGACCTGGCCAGCGCTGATGGCCTGGTCGCCCAGGCGCCCGAAGTGAGCGCCCATCGTGTTCACATAGCCGCCGATATTGGCGGAAAGGCGCGAGACATCGCCGTCCATATCGGCGGAGGTGCCCTCGACCAGGCCCGCCGCCTCGTTCAGGTCGGGCCGCAAATCCGAGTAATCGGCCCTAATGTTAACGGTTAACGTGTTCCCCATGGCGCACCCTGGCAAGACACCGCCCCGCCCAGCCCCATGGGGACCGGGGCGAAGCGGTATGATCGGGAGAGTTAGCGGCCCCCAGCGCCCTGCCAGTGCCGCATGAAGGTGGCGAAGCCCGCTTCGTCCGTGACCCATACTTCATCGGGTTCACGCGCCTTGGCTGGGGCTTCCTCCTTAAGGCCGGCCTGTTTTCGCCAGGCGCGGCACAGCGCATCGACCCGCCGAACCGTCAGCCGGCCGACCTGATCCCAGGTCCAGCCAGTCCGAATGCAGATGGTCGCGTACAGGTCATCCCAGTTCAGGTCGCCGCCGTCGCGGCCGGCGGCTCCCCCACGGGCACCATGCCGCTGATGCGGGCCAGCGCCTCCACAGCAGCGCCGACCTCTGAATAGCTGGTCTTGGCGGCCTTGAACTGTTCCTCCGTCATCAGGCCGCCGTCGACCAAGGCGACGTGGAGGATGTCCGTGCTGGCGGCGGCGGCCAGGTCCCGCGCGGACTCCGGGCGGAGGCGCAGGAAGGCGGGACCCAGGGCCTTCAACTGGTCGAGGGTCAGCCCCTCGAACGCGAAGGTCTGGCCGCCGAAGGTGATGGAGTTGGCGGTATCGGGGGTGTCGGACATCGATCTTACCTATCAGCGAAAGGAGGTGCGTCTTATTCGGCGAAGCTCACGACGCCGACATTGCCGGCGGCATCGGCGTAGGCCGACACCCCGAATTCCGGGACCATGTAGTCGTCCTGCTTGGCCGCCATTTTCAGGTCGGGGGAGGAACAGACGTTCAGCTGAATGGTGCAGCGCTTCTGCACGCCCGCCACCACAGACGCGGTGGTGTAGACGCCCATGAACTGGACACCGGTGCCCATGGCCTGGCTGGTGATGGCGGCGGTGCTGCCGCCGGCGGCCACGGTATAGGTGTAGCTGACGACGACACCCGCCGACGCCTGAGCGTCGCCGGCGGCGAAGGTGTACACACCCGCCGCCGACACCGTGTACTGGCCCGCCGTGGGGTTGGCGGCGACACGCTGGAGCGGGATCGCGGTGCTGGCATAGGCCACACCCAAGTCCGTCTTGAAGGTGGTGCCGTTGGCAGCGGTATAGCTGTTCGCGGTCGGCTGGCCGCCTTCGTTCACGGCGGTCAGCAGCTGGCCGGGAGTGCTGGTGGTACCCAGGAACAGGGAATTCACCATGGCACCGGACACCAGGCTGTTCTTCACCTTGACGTCGATGCTGCCCTTGCCGCGCTGGACGGCAATGGGGAACTGATTCTGCCCGTACAGCTTCTTTTCTTCGAACTTGATGTCGATGGAAAAGTCACTCAGGGCGGAGAAGTGCACGGGGGTCGGGTTGGCCTGCCCCAGCGGCACGGCGAAGAAATCGCCAGCACCGAAATGGAATTCCAACGTTAAGCTCCTTCCACAGTCAAAAGGACGTCCTCCACCTGGCGCAGCAAGGCGGAAACGAGGTTGAGGGCGGGGGTGTCACGGGAGAGGGCGGAGTCGCGGCAGTAGCGCTCCCGCCAGGCGCGCAATGTGGCCACGGACTCGGGCGTAAGGTCGGTGGGGCCGGCTTCGGGCGGCGCAGCGCCACCCTCCACCGCGCCCACGTCCACGGCGTCGGCCGCGACATCGGGGTCGGACATGGATGCTCACCTCGTAGAGGGGCGGCTTAGGGCCGAATGGTGATGGGAAACCAGGCGACGCCATGCGCTTTGGTGGCCCCCTCATCCGTCAGGACAGGGCCCGAAAGCAGGCAGGCGGACACGCGGCTGGACAGCGTCTGGACCGCGCCGAAGGGCCCAGGCTTCAGCGCCTCGCCCAGCGCATCAACTACCTGGTCACGCAAGCGTTGGGCACTGCCGTCGGCAGCGTTCGTCTGCGTGTAGACGTACAGCATGAAACCCAGGTGCCAGACGACGGGCTTGCCCCAGTCGGTCTTAGGGGTACTGGTGGTGGCCACGGCGATGATCATGGGCTTCTGATCCGCCGGCACGTTGGTCCATAGCTGCAGCTTGTCGATGATGGATGTTGGCTTCACCAGCGCCAGCACGCCCGCATCTTGACGGAGGTAGCCCAGCAGGGCGTCTAGAGTTTCATTTCTCATCAGGTCAGCCCCTGCATCACGGCGGCGACAGCCGCCAGCATGGTGGCGGCACCATCGTTCGCCAGGGCGTCGACGTCGATGTGCCCGGGCCGCTGGACGGCACGCTGGTAGGCGCTGACATGTTCGATGATGGGCCTGACCGGCCGGCCGAACACTAAGCTTTCCTCACGAACGTAGGCCGCGACGTTGATAACTTCCTCGCCGCCGACGGCCCAAGCCTGGGCCTCACGCCCCGTCAGAAAGACGCCCGCGTGGACGCTGTCGGCAGAGATGTCGACGCGGACTTCCACGGCATCGCGGTAGCGTTCCGGCAAGCTAGCCTGCATGCGGACGGCCGTGACTTCCGCTGCCATGGTCAGGGCGGCGCCCAGCCGGCCGATGGCCAAGCCGGACAGGCCGCGAATTTCGGCGCCAATGACCTCGCCGCCGGTCACAGCCCCGGCCATCAGCCGAAATCCTCCACCAGTTCCGTCCGCCAGAAGCCGGCGATCAGGTCTTTTTCCGCCTGCTGGACGGTGAAGCGACGGGTGCCGACCGTCACCACAGCACCGTTCAGGGGCTGGGCGGGCACCTGGGCGACGGGCAGTTCAATCACCGGCCCCTTGTGCGGGGACCGCAAGTCGTCCAGCTGCCCGCCGGGCGTCTGTTCCGAAAATATACCGTCCACCGGGTCGGCCTGGGCGACACCGTCGGGGGAATAGGTGACGCCCTCGGGCGCCCGGAAGGTCACGGCGCAAGCGCGGTTCAGCAAGTCGAAGCGCATGGTATTTCCCGGGGATACCAGGCCCATAAAAGCCAAAGGCCCCGCGTCGCACGAGCGACCGGGGCCTTTGGCTAGGACCGGATGGTTGGGGGCGGTCAGCCCTTCTTCAGGCGCAGCAAGCTCTTGGGGCGCAGGCACGCCGGAAGGGGATTGGACTGCACTTCGAACACGCGGGCGCGGCTGGTCTGACGCTCCTCGTTCTGGAGCATGTAGACCGGCAGGCCCTCGGTGTTGACGAATTCCAGCGTATCGGCATAGCCGAAATAGCACTGAAACAGCCCCGGAACGCCGTGCATGAACACGCGGGCTTCATCCTGTGGGATGCTGACCTTGCCGTCGTCCGAACCACGGTAGTTGACCCACAGGATACCGCCGTAGTCGTAGGTGGAATACGCGCCCGCCGCTTCGGACAAGGCCGTTGGGGCCTTGGCGTTGCCCACGTTGCCGACTTGGCGGGACTTCACCACTTCCTGGTTGTCGACGGCAGCATCGAAGAAATCATCACCGCAAAGGGCGATGGGGTAGGCGCCGGCAAGGACGAAGCCATTCAGTTCCTTGATGATCTGCCGCTTCAGCTTGCGCATCGCGGTGCTGAACAGACCGCCGTCGCCGGTAAAGGTTCCGAACTGGATGGTCTGCGTGTCGGGCCGGGCGACGTTGTAGAAATCGAAGAAGTCATAGAGGACGGTGGCACCGTCGGCATCGATCACCTGGCCGTCGATGGCGCCCAGATACAGGTGTTCCATCGTGTAGGAAAGCTGGGCGCGCAGGCCCAACGGCCCCTCGACGCGCTTGTAGACGCGCCGTTCCACGGTCTCCAGCTGGTCGGTCGTACCCGGCACAAGGACGCCAGCCAGTTCATCGGCGGTGATCACCGCCTCCCGGGCCAGGCGCACGGTGGGAAGGCTGCGGCGCTTGGCCTTGGAGTTCTGGTCCTGGCTGGGCGGGCTGCCGCGCGGGCTGGCGGGGATCAGGGTCAGCTGGCCGCCTTCTTCATCGAACATGGCGTCGATGGTGTTGATCCCCTCGGCGGGGAATAGGCCCAAGCCGCCGAGGAAGCCGGGAACATAGGGGATATTTTCGTTGACGTGCTTCGTCATGGTCACGCCCTTGAAGGCGTCACCATTGAAGATGTCCATGGAAATGGCGCTCATTAAAGCTCCTACTTAATCTGGACGCGGTCAGCGGGCCTTGATGCCGTGCTGGCGCAGAGAAGAGAACGCGGCGGCCATGCCGGCCGAGGTAACGCCGGGCGCCCAGGCAAGGGCGGCCTTGTTGATCTCGGCATAGTTGGTGTGCGCCGTGGCGCGCACATCGCCGGCGGAGGCGTTGACGCGGGCGAAGTTGATGGCGGCGGCCACAGCGGCATCGCCCTGGGCCGCTTCGTCGTAGGCGACGTAGTGGTCGCTGGCCGCGACATAGGCCAGCACCTGGCCGGCGCTATAGGGGGCGGCGGATTGCGCGAGCGTGATGGTGTCGCGGGAAAGGTTCCCGTTGGCCTCAGACACCAGATACTCCCCGGTGTTCAGGCCCTCGGTGAAGACGGCGCCCATGTGGCTTTTCTCCTATCAGCGCTTGTTGTAGGCGCCGTAGACGGCGCGGGTGTCGATACCGCCCAGCGCGGCGCGCTTCTTCTCCGGCGCAACGCCACGAATGGCGGGCGCCTGGCCGGTGACGATGGCGTTGAACAGGGCGGATTTGGCCTCCGCCACGCTGGCGCCGGCCTCGATCAGGGCATCGGCGACGGTCGCCTTGATGTTCGGGTTGGCGAGCATGGCATCCGCCACCAGCTTCCGGATCGTGGCATGCGACCCCAGGCGCTTCTTGACGGTGGCGAGCGGCACGCCCTTGGAGATGAAGCCGGCGGCCAGCTGCGGCTTGCCAGCGGCGGCGCAGGCCTTGGCGATGGCCGCCGCTTCGCCGCGCGCGGCCTTCACGTCGTCGCCCTCGTTCTCATCTTCTTCGGCGGCGTCTTCATCATCGTCACCATCGCCGCCATCTTCGTCGGTGCCGGCTTCCTGGTCACCGCCTTCGGTTTCGTCCTCGCACTCATCCTTGTCGTCGTCGGCGGAGGCGTGCTGGCGCGTATCGGGCGTCTTGCCCATCGTCACTTCCTTTTGGCTGGTCGCGGCCGGGCCGCGTCGGGTTATGCCGGCGCTGCCGCCGGCGGACAGGCTGGCGGTCAGTGCCGCCAGGGCTTCGTCAAAGCTCTCCACCGCGTCGGCCAGCCCCAGGTTCACAGCCTCGTAATCCTGGAGGAGGGCCGCCTCGGTCTGCATGACGGTGTCGACTGCCAGGCCGCGATAGCCGGCAACCGCCGTGGCGAATTGCAGCCGGCTGGCGTCGAGGCGCGCCTGAAACCTGGCGCGCACATCATCGGGCAGCGGCGCATGCCCCCACCCGTCGATTTTCTGGGCACCCGAATAGAGGGCCGTGTAGCGCAGGCCGCGCTGTTCATCGGCGGCGGACTGGTCAACGTGCAAGCTCACCACACCGACGGAGCCGACGTTGCCCATGCGCGGCAGTGAAAGACGCGTCGGCGCCGTGCCGATGCCGCAGGCGGCGGACGCGGCCAGGGCGTTCGCGTGCGCCCATAGCGGCTTCACCTCAGACGCCGCGCGGATGCGGTCGGCACAGTCCAGCATGCCGGCGGCGATACCGCCCGGGCTGTCGATGTCCAGCATGATGCCGCGCACGCGCGGGTCATCAATGGCCGCACCGATGGTCGCGGTCAGGGCGTCATAGCTGGTCAGGCCGCACCAGGCCGCCAACCAGTCCCACCGCGCCACCAGCGTGCCCAGCACGGGCACGATGGCCACGCCGTCGACGGTGAGCGCGTATTCACCGACCCCTTCACCGACTTCGACGGCTTCGGTGGGGCCGATCATCGCCAGGCGCTGCCGATAGGCGGCCCGGGTCCGCTCCAGGATGGACGGCGACCGGCCTTCGCCATCATCGTGCCGGGCCTCAATACCCAGTCGCAGCCCGATGGCGTTGGCGGCGACGCGCAGGGCTTCGGGCTCCATCGCCAGCACCTGGCCGGAGATGGAGCCGGCCAGGCGCGCGCATAGCGTCGTGTTCACGCTGCCTCCTCTTGCGGCGGATCGACCGGCTGTTTGGCGCCCTTGTCGTCCACCTGTTTGGCGTTTGTGTCGTAGACCAGGCCCAAGCCCGTCGCCCGGTTCTGGTCGCGGGCGTTCTCCTCATCGATGTCTGCGGCGCTATGGCCGCTCTCGCCCGCCACGCGCGACCGGGTGTCGATGCCCGCGCGGATCGCCGCGACCTTGGCTGCCACGTCCTGAACGGGATTGATGTACGGCCACGCCTCCGGCACCCACGGCACCGCCGCAGCGTCGAACTCATCCGGGATCACGGATTTGAGCTTCGCCAGCAGGCTGAACCGCGCCAGGATTGGGCGGCACATCTGGAAAATGACCATGTGGTGCTGGATCTGGCGGATGTTCCGGCGGAACTCGTTAAAGGCCGCCCGATAGAGCCTGTCATTGCCGTTGGCGTAGTCGCCCGTGACCTGCTCGTAGAGCAACCCGACCGCCGCAGCGATGCTGCGGTACTGTTGCTTCATGAATTCGGCGTACTGACCGCCCAGGTCGGCCGGTTCGCTGAATTCCACCTCCTCACCGGGGTCCAGGAACCACATCGTTCCTGGTTCCAACTCACCTTCGGCCCCATCGTCGTCCGTCTTGACGGCCGCCAGCACGCGGGCCAGCTGTTCAGCATCCATCCCCTCGGGATAGGGCCGCTTCACGAAGACGGCATAGAGCGCGGCCACCTTCTTTCGGACCAGTTCCGCGTCTTTGTAGTCGGCCAAGTCCTTCAGCAGGTCCAGGATTGGGGTGATCCACGGAACGCCCCGTATCTGGCCCGGCCGCCTAGCCCGGTAGATGTGCAGGATTTCACCAGCCGGGACGCGGATGGGCGTGTTGTTGTATCCACCAGGCGTCACATCATCCGGGTGGCAGGGATACAGCCAGTAGGCGACACGGCGGCCCTCGGCATCGAATTCGATGCCGTGCCGGATGTAGCCGCCGCCGGCCGTTTCCTCGTTCTTGCTGGTGACCAGATATTCGGCCTCCAGCACCTGGAGGCGGAGCGGCACCGGCGACAGCCCGTCATCAATCACGCGGAACCGGACCAAGGCTTCCCCGGCCTCGACCACCGCCGCCACGGCCAGGGCCTGCGCACCGTACAGGCTCATGGTCCCATCGACCATGCACACCGCCGTCCAGGCGACCCAAACGGCACGCACCACGGGGTCGGCAAGCTCCGGAATGATGCCGACGCCGACTACGTTGGACACCAGGCGGCTTTGCACCACCACGGCGTCCGGGTTCTGCCGCATCAGTTCCCGAGACTGCCGAACTAGGCCCGGCAAGCTGTAGTCCAGCGCCGCGTTGGGGCCATAGCCGCCCGTGCGCCAGTTGCGTGAACGTGGTCCGTTGCCGGTGGTGCGATAGGGCGCGTTGACCGGCCGGCCTGCTGGGGAGACGAAAGGGTCATCGGACGCGGAGGCGAGCGCGCGGCCGACCCGCTGGGCCCATCCGCCGACCCGCCGGCGGACCCAGCCGCCCAGGCCTTCCCGTGTTGCGGCAGCCATTACCACCCCCGGCGGGACAGGACCAGCGCCGTCTTGAACCGGGGCCGGGGGTTAACCTCCGCCTCCATCTCCCGCTGGAGGGCCTTCATTTCGGCATCGGACCGGTAAATGACCTCGCGGCCTTCAAAGCGGACGCGTAGGACGCCCTGGGCACGGGCGGCCTTCAGCGCGTCCAGGTCGGCTTTCGTGAAAGCCATGGACGGTTCACCTTCTCTTGACGAAGGACGAGCGCACCACTCGGCGCTTCCGGGCCAGAAGCTCCGCCGTGACGGCAGCTTCGGGCGCGATGTCCGGGGCCTGGTGATCGTCCTGGGTTGGGGGCGGCGCCGACGGCGTGGTGGCCACCCGCACATTCATGAGCGGGATGGCCGACAACAGGTCGCCCTGCGGCGGGCCGGCGGGCTTTCGGGCGGCGGCTAGGGCCGCCCAGGTCGACTTGTCGGCGCCGGCTTCATTCAGCACATGCGACGCCAGGGCCCGGGCGCCGACGAAGGTGTCCAACCTGTCGTTCACGCCCGTCTTGATCCACTCACGGAAGGGCTTCCCGCCCCGCTCGCCAACCTTCAGGTATTCGGCCGTGACTTCCTTGAAGAAGGTCAGGTCGACGTCGCCGTTGAAGTGCGGCAGGCCGCGCCAGGGATTGCCGTCCGGGTCCATGGCGCTTTCCGAACTGCGTAACAGACGGTTCAGCGCACCGAACACCTCCAGCTTCATAGGCCAGGTGCCGATAGGCCATTTAAGGACGGTGCCTTCGCGCTTGCCCCGCCAGTTCACCAGCACCTTGGTGGGCATGCCGATAGGCGGTAGCGAGGGGCCGGGCATGCCATCGGTGGCGAACACCCGCTCGTAGCCCTGGCGCTTCATGTCGCGGGCGAACTTGTAGACCCTGGGCGAGAGATAGCCGCTGTCCACCCCGAAGGCGTCAATCTGCCACCACTGCCCATGGCAATCTTCGTATCGGCGGCGGACCCGCTCCGCGAGCAAGGCCCACACCCTGTCGTCGGCGGGGTCGCCTTCGATGGTCCACCCATCGATGCGCCAGCACTCCATACCCTCGCCCCAGGCGTAGACATCGCCCTTCAGGCCGTAGCCCTGGACGTCGGTATGGGCGGTGATGAACAGGGCACCGGGCGGCAGCTTCTGGCTGGGGAAGTCTTCCCGCAGGGCCAGCAGCTTTTCCGCCGGCGGGGCGTCGCCCTTTTCTTCCCAGGCTTCGCCCTTCACCTGTTGGCTGAACGCCTTCTCTTTTTCCGGGTTGCCCCGCGCGTCCAGCCATTCCTTGACCGTGGCCTCCCAGCTGACCCACATCGAGTAGGCCTGCCAGATGGCGAAGGATGGTTCCCGCCCGCGAGAGGGGCGGCGCCGGAACCGCTCGATTTGGTCGGGGAGGACGACGGGGCCGGGCGCTTCATCGCCGGTGTCATCGTCTTCGGCCACGGGATACGTCTTCAGCCAGACGCCACCCCACATCATTTCGTCTTTGTCGGCTTGCGTGATGACGCAGCCGTGCCCCGACGCGCACAGGAAGTACGCGCCGAAGGGGGCGGTTTCCTGGTCCCATCGCAAGTTCTCAAACTTTAGCACCTGCCAGGCACCGCAATGCGGGCACGCAACGTAGCGGCGCCGCATGTCGCCGCGTTCGTACTTCACCGTGATGCGGCAGGACCCGAGAACACCGGGCGTGGCGGGCCAATAGCACTTGGCGCCCCGCCGTTCCCGATACGCCTTGGTACGATGGATCGCCTGGTCCTGGGGGTCACCGCGGCCGCCGACGTCCAGCGGCCATTCGGTCACCTCCTCGCCCACGATGATCCGATAGGAGACCATCTGGAGGGCTTTGGAACTGGAGGCGGTCGCCACGAAGACGTAGCCGCCCCGGAACTTCTTCATGGATGAGGTGGAACCATCCTCATCCCGCGACTTCATCGACCGCACCTTGTCCCGAAGGGAGGGGGTCGCCTCAATCATCGGCTGGAGCTTCAGCCGGATGTACTTCTTCTGCTCATCCAGCGACGGCAGCAGGACCAGGATGGGGGACGGATCGTCATCGATCACGGACCCGATCAGATTGAGGCCGGCCTCGCTCTTGGCGATCTGGGCCGATCCCATCATGGTCACTTCGAACGACGGGTGCTGGAGGCTCAGGCACTCCATCACCTCCACCATGTGGGGCGCGTTCTCATGCAGGTACGGCACGTCCTTGCCGTCCGCGTAGGAACTGCCTGACTCCGCCGACACCATGCGTACCTTGGCGGCCCACTCGGGGACCGTCCGGCGGATCGGGGGCTTGGCGCCCAGGCCGAAACCAGCGAGGGCGGCGGCGACGCCGTTTGCCAGGTGAGGGAGGTGACTACGTAGCGGGGTCGTTAGGTGCATCGGGCTCGCCCTCATCGTGGGGCGCAGCCTCTTTCCCGGTGGCCAGGTTCTTGGCCATCTTGGCGGCGCGGCTCGCCAAGGCGGTCAAGAGGGCGTCGTCGGCGCTGCTGATCAGCAGCGCGATTTCTCGGGTGTCATTCTTGCCGGCGACGGCGGCGGCCAGCGTCGACACACGGGCCGCCAGGCTGTCGCGGACCAGAGCCCCCAGGGTGAAGGCCGCGTCGCTGAAGTCCCTGGTCGGCGCAAGACCGTGCTGGCGCTCCATCAGGTCCATTTCAGCCTGGGCCGCCTCCGCCTCCGCCTTGCGGAGCCTGGCCACACCCAACTTGCCTTCCGTGCTGGTCAGCCGTGGCGACGGCAAGAAATCGTCATCGTCATCAGCCGATGCGGCGGTGGGCGGCGGTAGAACCCCGCGTGCGATCAAGGCTGCCCGTTGCTTGTCGGGGTCCAGCAGGTTGGCCCGGGTGTTGATCACCTCGTCCAGGTCCAACAGCGGCTGAGCCGCCGTGCCGTGGTTCGTGAAATGCCGCCGGGCCAATCCCCGGCTTAAGGTGCTGGCCGAAACCGGCTGCCCCATCTCCTTCAGGGCAGCAGCCAGCGCGCGGACGCCCAGAAGGCGCCGCCCACTGCCCTGTTGCATGCTGTTTCACCGTTTCACTCTGTTGCAGGCCGTTGCACCACCACGGAAACGGTCGCACTAGAAAACCAACACGGCTGAATTCACCGTGCTAGAGCGCCTGGCCGCCAGGGTCCCCGGATATCCTGGGGACCTGGGCGGCATCTGTACTTGGCGGCTGACCGGGTGGAGGCCTTACGGATTATCGGGCGCCCGGGCCGGCACGCTGACCCCACACTGGATAGGGCCGGCCAAATGGAAACGGCCCGCACTGCGATTGCAGCGGGGCCGTGATGTCCAGATTTCGAGCGTTCGGGCACCAAAGCAAACGGCCCCCTAAAAGCGCAAGCACATTTTTTTTTGCGCCTCGCTTCTTTGCCACAGAGAGAGCATTTGGCTCGGCCAAACCGCCACGCAGCCTCTTATGGCTCACTTGCCCCGCAACAGCTAACGGCAGCAGGCAGACGGTCACTCCACCCGTGAACGATGCACAACCAATATAATCTATTGGATATAGTGTTGTTGCCAAAAAGTGGAGTCATAGTGCGAAAGAAATACCTTTACGATGGAGGCGGGAATGTGGGGCAAACGGATAGCCGCTGTAATTGTGTGCACCTTTTTGCTAAGCGGCTGCACAGCTTTCAACTTTGCATCATCCCAAGCAAAGCAGGCGACCCTAAGAAATGGCGCGGCAGGAGAACACAAGCCAGATGCTGTGGAGTCGGCTGTAAATGGCATCCTTAATGAGATGAGTGGGCAAAATCCATGGCCAACTACTGTTGCCGATAGGCAAGTAATATTGGTGGGAAGCATGAACCGTCTCGACGCGACGTGCAGAAATTATTTCGGTCTATTGATACGCTTAGACAAAGAACGAAAGGCAATGAAAAAAGAAACCACACTCGCCGGAACAACTGCCGTTGCTATTCTTACGGCCGCAGCCAGGGATGCAGTAAGAACAATAGGATATGTTGGTTTGGCATATGGTGTAATCAATAGTTACTTAGACATAGAAACTGATATTTATCTTTATGAACAAGCTCCGCAGCAGACCGCCCAAATGACATTCGACTTTATGGCAATAGCCCGTTCCGCAATTCAAAGCACTGAAAACCCAGACAATATTGAGCAGGCAAAATATATTCTCGGTCGTTACGCTGTCAACTGCTGGCCTCCGCAGATTGATTTAAACGTGCTCACTTCGATTTCTAAGGCCGGACAAGATGCGACAAAGGTAAACGTCGGGTCTGGTCTAGCAAATGTGAAATAGCATGTGGAACTGAGGCCCACCCGGGCCTCACCTTCCAAGGCACTTCAATACCCACCTCCTAGAGCACGCTCACCCACGGCTCGTCCGGCGCCGCCGGCCCTGTCACCCGGTGGCTGGCCAGCAGCTGGCGGGACACCAGTTCGTCGACCAGCCACGCCAAGGCGGCCCGCCATTCCGCGTAGACCCGGCGGCCCAACTCCAGCGCGGCCGGGGACCTGTCAAGCGTCACTTGACGCACCCGCCCATCGGGGCCGACTTCGTCGCGGACCAGGACCGTTCGCACCTTGGGCCCGACGATGCAGCCGTCATCGTCCACCACGAACACCACCTTGCCCCGGTGCAGGATGGCCTGTTCCTCGACCCGGGCGCCCGGCAGCCAATCCGGCCGCTCCCCCGTCCGTCCCACCTCGATCAGCAAGCCCGTCCACAGCGGACGCGGCGCCCGGCACACGGCGTCGTGGACGGCCTCCGCATCGGGGTGTAGGACGCCCGACGGGGTGCCGCTGTTGTCGACCCGGCAGCCCAGCACCGCGATGCTGCTGCCCGTACCGTCCGCCGTGCGGCGGGTCACCGGGATGCCCGCCGCCTCGCGCTCCAGCTCGTGGAGCCCAACCCCACGGTCAACCACCAGGTCCGCCCGTTGGCGCTGGTAGACCCAGACCAACAGTGCCTCGATATCGATTTCCGGCACTTCGGTCACCATCAGGCCCCCCTGCCAAGCCCAGCAACGGCCACCCCAGGCTGGCGGGGCGGCTTGGCCCATCGGCCCTGGTGGATGCTGGTCCGCTGCTGACCACGGCCACCGACGCACCGCTGCCCCTCCGCCACCCCACACGTCGGGCAGGGCTTCTGGGCGATGGCGTCGTCACGCCTCTGCCGGCGGCGATCCGCGCCGGTCGCGGGCTTCCTGGACTCAGCCATGGCCAGCAGCCCCCCTGCCAAGCCCAACCCCGCCAGCCACGGGCACCAGGGCCGCCGGCAGGTCGAACCCCAGCCGCAGCACCACGTCGGCGCCGACGAAACCAGCCTGGACCATCGCCACGATTTCGCCCGGCGGCCACAGCGCAGCCTGCGACTTTGCCGCCGCACTTCCGCTGGCCAATAGGTCGGCACGGCGCCGCAATTGGGCGATATCTGCCCCGCTAAACCCCTTTTGAATTTTTGGGGAATTAAAGGGGGGGTTATTAAGATCATAGGGGGGGAAATCGGACTTCCCTGCGGTTCCGTCCGCCAAATCGGCACTGTTTTGCCCCATCTTTTCCTTTCCTTCCAACGACTTATCCTCAAAAAACCGGCCACTTTTCTCTGAGATTTCCGGGGACTTTTCCGGGGTGTTTTCTGGTGGGTTTTCCGCCCACTTTTCCGGGACGTTTTCCGGCCTGTTTTCTCCGGCTTTTCCGCCCTGTTTTCCGGGGTGTTTTGGGCGCTGACGGGACGTCCCGCCCCGCCCCGGGGTGATGGCCAGCACACCGCCCGCCACCTCCACCAAGCCCTGTGCGATCAACTCCGCCTTGTGCCGCTTCCATCGGTTGCCCGCCTTGGTCTTCCGCGCTAGGGCGTCGTCGCGGTCCGGCACCTCGCCCCCCGCCGCCAGGCAATGGTGGACCAGGCGCAGGAAGGTCAATTCCAGGGCCGCGTCCATATCCTCGGCCTCCGCCAGCAGCAGGGCCGGACACATACTCACCACCAGCGGCTTCCCAGCCCTAGACATCCCGCACCTCGCCATGCCGCGCCGAAGCGTTCGAACGCTTCAGGCACCCCTTCCAATTCATCTCGCCACCGAAGCGTTCGAACGCTTCGGGCGCTGGGGCGAACACGGGGACGCTCCCCGGGTCGACCGGAAACGTTCGAACGCTTGCCGCCAGCCCCATCCACTCAGCCAAGGTCAGCAGCGCCCGCGTGCCGGACACCTCATGATCATCCGCCATCAGAACAACGCCCCCTGGCCCAGCGGCCCGTGCCCAGGGGCCGGCCCTTTGGCCTTCGCCACCTGGTGATCCCAATAGTCCGCAGGCAGATGCCGGCGGCACCACCAGCGGGCGACGCCGCCGCCGCGCAGGAATACGCCCTGCCCGAACGGACCCCATTCCCAGCAGCCCACCGCGTCACACGGGTGGAGGGTGGGTGGCGGCCTGCCGGTGGCCGCGCCCTTAGCCATCTGGCACCAGCCCCGGAGCGTTCGAACGCTTCGAACCCAGCAACAGACCGCACGTCATTACGCTGGCCAGGTGCCCCATGGTATCCAGGCCGGCGCGCGGCTGGACCGCCAGCACGGCGCACATCTCGGCGTAGGACAGCCCCTCCGCCACCCACACGGCCAGCGTCGAGCGGATGTCTAGGGCCAGGCCCTCCAGGCTCATATCCATCAGCGGCGGAGACATGGCCTGGCCTTCCTACCCGCTAAACTTCTCGAGGGGCGCGCTTGACCGGAGGCGTCAACCGGGGTTGACGTTCCGTCTTGACAATACTGTCCACTACAGTGTACAAGACTTACGTCATCAACTAGATGGGGAAGCCCACCATGGAAGAGGTAGAAGATGAAAACGAGCTGATCATGCATCCGGCCTTTGAAGACTGGCTTCGGACGCTTAAGGATAAGCAAGCTCGTCAACGGATTTCCATCAGGCTCATCCGAGCCCGTCTTGGAAATTTTGGCGACTGCGAACCCGTTGGCGACGGCGTCAGCGAGATGCGCATTATGTCCGGACCCGGCTACCGCGTGTACTATGGGCGGCAAGGAAAACGGACATACATCATTCTCGGTGGGGGCGAAAAATCGACCCAAAGTCGAGACATCACGGTGGCAAGAGCCCGCTTCAACGACATGCGTTGACCAATCTCGGAGGGCGCCCCTGTTCAGGCAAGGGCGCCCACCCCAGATACGGTGAGTAAAGCTTTTTGGATGACCAATGAACAAAGTCGATAGAGTAAAATGATAGTGGATATTAATTAAAGCAGTATGAAAAAAATGGGTATCCCCGCAGAACAAATGAGAGATGGAGTGTCCGTAATGAGCAACAACACGAGCGAATGGAGAAAATTTGACGCTGCTGATTTCCTGGAAACTGACGAAGATGTTGCTGAATTTCTGAATGCCGCAATAGAAGAAGGTGATCCGCAACTGTTTCGTGTCGCACTTCAGGATGTAGCACGCGCAAAAGGCATGACCGAATTGGCACAGATCGCGGATATGCCGCGAGGAACCCTGTACAAGGCGCTGTCGCCAGAGACCAAGACCGGGTTCGATACGATCCTGCGGATATTGCAGGCACTGAACCTGAGCTTCACAATTAGGCACGCCAAAGCATGAGGAAAGGGCGGGACCGGGTAACCGGCCCGCCCTTTTTGCTGTCCAATCCAGGCCGAAGCGTTCGAACGCTTTCTCAGGCCCTTGACCAACGGTTGAGCATGCCAACCAAGCCGCACCTGGGAAAAACCACAGGTAGGCAGCCTTAATGCCTACGTATTTAATCAGGGAGTACCGGACACCATCACGAGGGATCGCCCGCCCATGAGCACCGCGCCCTTTTCCCGCTGGATCAACTGCACCAACTGCCTGACCACATCCCGCTATGGCGTACGTTTCTGCCGAGGCTGCCGCGCCCCCGTCGAATATGGGCAGTCCGATGAGGAAGCGATGACGTGCTTCAAGGTCGGCTGGATAGGGGCTGCGGCCCTGACCTTCCTGCTGCACCAGACGTCCTGCATCAACCTCCACAATGAAATTGCATGCTACGTAGCGGCCGGCTTGGTGGCAGCCAGTGGCTTCGTCGTCGCAACCGCCCACCTCTACCTGACCATCGACCGCGTGCGCTTCATCCCTGTCAAATAGCGCCGCAACCTCGAAGCGTTCGAACGCTTCGGCTTCCCTGTCGCCGGCGGGATGACGTTTTCGTGCACGCGGCTGACGATAATGCGGCTGGCGGGAGGGCCGAACACGGTGCTTTGCTGTCCCCAGCAGCCACACAGCGCATAGGGACCAGCCGCCATGTTTATGGAACCAGCCTACCGGAAGCCGGGCTATGTTCGACCCGACAATATCCTGTGCCCCTGGTGCGGTGGGGTGTCGGCCTATGGCGCATCCGCCTGTGAACACTGCTCGGCCCAGGTCACCTATGGCCAGCCCCAACACGCCGCCATCCTGTTCGGCGTCCTGCCCACCTTGGTATACGCCACCCTTTTTCTGGACATCCCTAACGGGATGGGTATGGCCCTCTTTGCGCCGCTGGTTGGCTGGCTGACGTCGCTCGCGCACCACCACCTGGCTTGGAACCAGATATGGTTTTGGCTTCCTGCAGGCGCGCGGTGCGGCTGACGCGCCCCGGAAGCGTTCGAACACTTCCATGCCAGCGGCTCGGGCCATCACACGCCCGCCAAGTCGTCCGGGGATGAAGCGTTCGAACGCTTCACCGCCGGTGACGCGCCATACAGCTTCACCCCGACATTCACCAGGAACTGGCGCTCGAAGTCGTTCAGGCGCGCGTCATGCACCGAGACGGCCAGGGTGCCGGTTTCGCGCCAGCCGGCGCGCTTCACCTCATCCACGGGCCTGCGGCTGCTGGCGGCGAACGCCAGGTTGGAACGAGGGGGACGGGGACCACGCGACATCAACGCTTCCTCCGCTTGGCGGCCCCGGTGAAGTGCCGCAGCTTGTCTTTTCGGGCCTGGCGCCCGATGTCCCGCCGCCAGACCAGCACTTCCGACAGGGCATCCACCGTCTTGCGCAGGCGGGCGCGGGTTTCCCGCGTGTCGTCCGCCAGCACCGCCCGGGCCGCCGACAGGACGTCGTCCACCAGCGGCCCCAGGCCCTGGGGCACGGCATCAATGGCTTCCTGAAACCGCTGGGGCCGCCCGCCCGCCAGGTGCAGGCACGCGGCGGCGATCAACCGGTCTTCCGGCGCGGGCACCCTCACAGCAGTTTGTCCAGCGGCGGGGCCGGCACATAGCACCGGGCGTGATGGTCGGGGCAGTAGGGGCTATGCCCCTGACGGGGCTGGCCGCAGAACTCGCGGTCGCGCGGCTCGCCCAACAGGTACTGACACCCCAGGCTGGCCGGTAAGCGGGACGCCTCCACCCGGTGGCGCAGGATCGCGCGGCGGATGGAAGGCCGCGCCACAGTGCCGGTGTCCTCCACCCCCTCACCGGGCAGATAAAAGGTGCGGACCTGGCGCCTGTCGACCCAATCGTAATGGATGATCAGGAACCGGGCCTTGCGCAGCCGGCGCAGGGCCTCGGTGACCGTGGTTTCGGCGCAGAAAGCCGCCTGGGCCAACACAAGGTTCCGGGGCGACCGGTCACCGGCCGCGATAGAGGCGACGATAGCATCCAGCACCCGCTTGCGCAGGCCGTCCGGCTGCCGCAGCGCCGCCGGCATCAGGGCGTCCGGCATGGCGCGTCACTCCGCCGCCACGGCGAGCGCGGGAAGCTCATCCACCACCCCGGGCGCAACGCGCAGATAGCGGCGGCGCAGGTCGGCCAAGCTACACGCCAGGATGACGAACTTCGCCCCGTCGCCGTAGGGCCACCGGGGGTCCGTCACGGTCATGTACCCCAGGGCCGTCCGCATCCGGTACACGTCGTACCCCAGCATGACGGTGCGCTTGGGCGCCACGAAGCCAACCACCCAATCCGGGTGCCACCGGCCATACATCTCCGCCGCCAGGACGGTGTAGAGATGATAGGCCAAGTCGCGGTGCCGAACGTCCGGGTGCACGTACATCCCGCCGGGGATGGCCACGAAACCCGCGATCCCGCCCAGCCCATCAGCGTCAAGCATCACTTGACACTCCCGGGGTGGGCTGGCGCCAAACATGAACGTCCCGTCGGCCATGGCCACACCCAGCCCGTTGGGCACATGGCGCAGGCGGGCGGCGATGCAGGCCCGCGTCTCGCCCGTCGCATCCACCGCGCGCACCACCAGGGCGGTGCCCGGGTCCGGCGGATCAAGCTCGGGATCATACAGCGGGATGATGGGGTACCAGGACGGTGGCGCCGCCTTGTTGTAGGCCGCCAGCACGTCGAAGTCGCTGTCGACCACGACAGTCAGATTGGCAGCCGCGACAGCCGCCACGGCCGCACGCTGCACCGCCTGGGCGTCATAGTGATGCATGTTCAATGCTTTCCACGACGGTGATGCCCAGCCGCAGGGCCGAGCCGGGGAAGTCCAAGGCGAGGCGCCTGAAGACGGCGACGTTGCCATCCGCCACCACCCGCATGCGGTGGTGCTGCGGACCGCCCGCTGCATCGGTCAGGGCGTTGTGTGCCGCCGCCAGATAGTCGCGGGGTCCAGGCAGGGCCATCAGGGACTGACCCGCCACACCCTGGCGGCGCGATTGGTCCCAGAAGTCGATGCCGCCGCCGATGCTGACGACGCGGACGGACGGGTCATAGATGCTGGTCAGGCCGTTGACGCCCAGATCGTCCAGCATCCCGAACAGTTCGGGGCTGATGCGCCCGCCGGACTGGCGGTGGGCGTCCAGCACCAGGGCGTGCCGGGGGTCGAGCGCATCGCCCTCCAGCGGCAACGCTTCGTTCAGTTCAAGAGCCCGGCCGGCGGCGTGAGCGATGCTGAAGATGCCTGCCGCGCCCTGTCCGCCGCCGCGCGCATCTGCGCCAGCAGGTCCATGCCCCGCCTGATCTCCGCCGTCATCTGGGCAGACATCCGCGTCAAATTCATCTGGAAGGTATCCGCCTCGCGCTCCAGTTCCTCGGGAGTGCGCAGCGGGGTAGGGACGGTGGGCACGGGACATCTCCGACAATTCAGAAGCAAGCGCCTCCGCCTGGGCGGCAACGGCGTTCAAGGCGAAGTCCATGCCCGCGCGGTCAACACGACCGTCGGGGGCATAGACGAATTCAATGAAGGGCCAACCCCACGCGCTGATGGCGGCGACCAGCATGTCCTTGGACATCCGCCCGGCGATCATGCGGTTGGCGCCGGCCGAGCTAATGCCCAACTCGCGCTGGAGGTGCTTGGCGGTATCCCGGGGCCACAGACCGCGCACATATCGCGCGGCACGGTCACCCGCTTCGGCCAGTGATAGGCCGCCGGGGCTGGCCTGATAGTTCGGGCGCGTATGCATGGCGCACGCCTCTTAGTAGCGTTGGGGTGCGGCCATTCCCTGTTCCGCCAGGGTGCTGGCCGCTTCCGCACCCTGCCTGATGACGACGAACTGATGATTGACCAACTCGCTGACCTGGCGCGGCAGATGCCCGCCGACCCCATGGCCCAGCTGGTGTTGCGCGCGCAGGCGATAGCCGACGCGGCGCGCACGAGGCACGACAGCCACAGGCCGGACAGCGCAAGCGGCACGCCCGCAAATGGCGATCAGACCCGCCTCGACTCCCGCATCGCGCACATCTAGGATGCCGCCGGAAAAAGTGGGGGAAGATGGGGCGACGCCAATTGGCGGGGCGCCAGGGGAAGTCATCGGGGCGCGCATCGATATCGAAGAATGGTCCGACATCGTGCGCGCCCCACCATCGCCGCCGCCCAGGCGCGCACCGTCAGCGACAGTGAGCGTCAGGCGCGCCGTGAAAGCAGCGGAGATTTCAGCCGAGATATTCATGGCTGGAAAATCTCGTTAAATGGAATTTCTATGTCAAGACAATTCTTAAAATCGGAATTCAAGATCGTTGCCGATGGCGTCGACATGCATAAGATGGTCGCCATGACCCAGGACAATCTCGATGCTGCAAAGGCTGAGCCGGCGAGCAGGCTAAAGACCGCGCGCGCTAGGCTGTACAACACCGCGAAGCAATTCGCGCACGTCATTGGCATGCCTTACACAACATATGCGCACTATGAAGCTGGCCGCAGCACCATTGATACTGAGTTGGCGCAGCGATTCGCCCCGAAGTTAAATGTATCGGCAGCCTGGCTGTTACTTGGGGACGGTGAAGATACTGGCCAGGCCCCCGAGGGCGCCACGCAGGCCCATGTATTTGGCATGCCAGTTCTACCCGTCAGCGAAAGCACGGGCCTTCAAGAACTGCACCGGGAAATGGGGAACCTTATCCGCAAGGGCCATTATGCCATGGCGGCGATCTACGCAGATTTGCTTGCCGCCCGATTGCGACTTGCAGATATGGCCAAGGACGCCTGAGCCTTACTGCCCAACACAAGGGCGTAAGGGCACGCTTCCAGGAGGAGCGCCGACAGCACGTAACTGCACCCTCGGTACAAAATCTTAATAGTCCCACTTACAGCAATTGAAGCACCTATAGTACGCACGTCGCCATCAGGGAAAAACAGATGGGAGCATTCGGCTCCAACTATGGTTTCAGTGCAATTTGAGACGACCTGAGCGCAATAGAGCGCTTCGCCGATCTTTACTTGGACGGCGCCCAGAAGATTCGCGGCAATCTGCGTCTTCAACGACAAAACCTCAACGCTCATCACGGCTCCACTGCCCTACGGTCCAGCTACGGCGCATTCGTGGCACCGCGCAGACCGCGAACGGTATATGCCCAATCGGGAGGTCTGCTAGCGAAAAGACACCTCGAAAGGCTAGAAAACTACGTCCGTAGGCAACCGGGCGTATTCGTCAAACCACACTTGACGCGACCACTCGCCACACTGGCAATCCTATTAGGAAGGCTCGCCGTCGTTTAACTGGCGTTAACAGGAAGTTGATCATTGTGCTGCCGCCATGTGCGCAGACTCCGACTCGACGCGCAGCGAAACGGCACCTCGCCCTACTGGTCTGCCCCGGACAGCGCCGCCGCCAATTCGACTTCCAAGCCCTTCACAATTTCCAGAGCGGCGCGCAGTTCGCCATGTTCAAGCACAGTTGCGATGAGACGCGCCTTGTCGGCGTAGGGCCGCGCCACACGCACGGCGGTTGGCTCTTCTTCAGGGATTAGATCACGGGCGGTACAGCCCAGCGCGGCGGCAATCCGCTGCATCCAGATCAGCGTGAGCGGGATGCGACCGGCCTCCAGCTTCTGAATGGTCGAAGGCCCACAGCGCGTCAGGGCGGCCAAGGCCTCCTGCGTCAAGCCGCGCCGTTCCCGTTCGATTTTGATGTTGTTGCGACCATGCTGTGCCATGCGCGCGATGATGGCGACGGCGCCCAACACCGACCACGACCTGATGAGGATGTAACATCCTTATTGGGATTATTTCATTAAAAATCAAGCGACAAGGAGCCCAGCGGGAACCCCAAGGCACCCCGTGGGCACCGCCGCCTACCCGCGCTGGGCGATAAAAATTCCGGAAATTGAGCTTTTTTCGCTTGCGTCATAATTCCAGTTATTGGAATTGTGAGGGGCATCGCACTCGCATTTGGAGATCAGAATGAGCGCGAAGACAACCGATCTCAGCATGAAGCCCACACACCTGAGAGGCAGCTTAGGGACAAAGCGTTCGAACGCTTGGGACCTGGCCAGCGGATGGGCCGTCCTTCAGTCGCTGCTGTGCCTGGTGGTGGCCATCCTCGCCACCCTCACCAACGCCGGCGGCCAGCCATGACCCACCGCCTCCGCCGCCGGCTTCGGCGCCACACTGTCGCGCTGCGCTTCCTGTCCCCGATGGGTTGGGGCGCCATCGTGACGCTGATCGCTCCGGCCGCAATCATCCTGCTGGAGAAACTGCCGTGATCGCCCCAACCGCCCGCCCCGCCTTCGGCGGTGCCGTCAGCATCCTGACGCCCGTGCTTTCGGACGCGCCCGCCACGCTTCGGCACCTCGCCAACGCCCTGTCGCAGGTCAGCCGCCCGCCCTTCAACGGATGGTGCACGGCACAGCGGTCCGTCCTGCTATCGCGGATCGTGCCGCAGCGCTTGCGCCTTCCTGCGATGCTGGCCCATTGCGCAGACGCCTACCTGGGCTACACCCCGCCGGCGACGCGGGCGGCGGTGCTGCAACTGGCCTTCCGGTCGGGCGGAAGCGACCCGTTCGACGCTCTGGCCGCCCCCTTCCTCATCATCGTCAGCCGGCGCTTCGGCCTGGACTGGCCGCTTAGCCTTGATGACCAGCGCATCATGGCCGAAGCGCAGGGCGCCGCCCTGGCAACGGAATTCCGCGACCTGTACCACGGCGAACCGCCGAGCGACCTGGGGCCGCCCTCCACCCTGAAGTTGACGCCGGCTGTTCACCCCGCCGTGGCAGCTGAGGCCTTCGAACTGCGCTTCCGCCAGCTTCAGGAAATCGAAGCGACACGCGCGCGGGAGGCCGCCAGGGCGCGGGGCGCGGCATGACCCAGCGCGGCCACAACCGGGGCCCGGAGGCGCCGCCGGCGGAATGCCTGGAGTGCGGCGGCGATTATACCCGCGTCCGGCATGACCAGAACTTTTGTTCCGACTTCTGCCGCAAGTCGTGGAACGCCCGCCGGAAGGAACGCGGCCTAGCCATCTTCGACGCCGCCTATGACTGGATCGCCAACAGGCGCGGAAGCGCCCTCACGATGCTGTCGCGCCTGCTGCGCCAGATGGCACGCGAGGACAGGGAACGGCGGGCCGCCAACAAGGCCGCCGCCGACCGCGTGAAGGCCGCCAAGCTGGCCGGCGACTGACCCCAACACCACCGTCCGATTTCACCAGGCCGCCGAACACCGTTCGGCGCCAACGCCCCAACTCACCCTTTTTTCAACGTAGAGGACACCGTGACCCGTAAGACGAAACTGGCCAGCCTGGCCCTTGATCAGCACATCGGCAGCCGCATCCGCATCCGCCGGACCCTCATGGGCATGTCCCAGGAAAAGATGGGCGAGGCCATCGGCGTCGCCTTCCAACAGGTGCAGAAATACGAGAAGGGCGCCAACCGCGTTTCCGCGTCGATGCTGTGGCAGTTGTCCCGCGTCCTAGACGTCCCGGTGTCGTTTTTCATGGATGGCTTTGACACGGCGACGCCGCCCTCTGACGGCTTCGACCGGTTCCGCGGATCGCTGGAGATTGCCCGCGTCTACAACCAGCTGCCGCCCAACCTGCAAGACTACATGCTGGACGCCGGCAAGGCCCTGCTGCGTTCCGCCAACGCCGTGACCAGCACCGCCACCGACCTGGCCGCCTGATCCCATGGCCGCCGTCGCCCTTCTTCGCCTGATGGCCCAGCTGCGCGCCCGCCGCGAAGTGCTGGGCTTGTCGCAGGCCGAGGTGGCGCGACGCATCGGCATAACCCGGGCCGCCATGTCGCTAATCGAAGGCGGCCACACCTTCCCGGAACTACCCCGCTTCGTGAAGTGGGCGGAGGCGCTGGACATGGACCTCGTCTTGAAGCCCCGCCCCACCAAGCCCAAAAAGGAACCGCGCCCATGAGCGCCATGCCCCCCGCCGGCGTCGACGTCCGGTGGCTTCCCTCCGACTATCTGGACGAGACGATCCCCGACCCGCTTCGGCAACCGTCCGACTGGATCGTGCAACTGCCGGACGGCCGGTGCGCACTGATCCCCAACGATCTGGACGGCGACCTGGATACGCCCGAAGGCCTGCCCAGCGCCCTTCTGCGCCTGGCCGACGAAGACCCATCCGCCATCACCATCCTGACCGATGGCATGGTGGTGAAGTTCAGTTGGACCCACTCCTTCGGCGCGGACACCCTCCTGGTCGCCGGCGACGGCCGATGGACCCTCGCCAGCCATGGCGAACAGGTGCCGACTGTGCCGGGCGCCGTCACCCTGGTGTGCCTGACGAACGATCCCGACTCCCTCTGCGAGGACCCCACCACCTTGGTGCAGGAGTACCCGGAGGAATTCGAGCTTGCCGCCAACGGTGAGCGCGGTGCGGAGGTGGACCTGTGGTGCTGGTCCAACAAGAGCGTGCCCATGGTCTACAGCCGAGGGGAATTCCACCCCGCCGTCCAGCCCGCCGGGGGTGGGGCATGAAGGCCTTCATCGCGCTCGCCGCCATGGCCCTGCTGAGCGGATGTGAGCCCCAGGCCGCCGCCGACACCCCGGGCCCCGGACGCTGGGCCCGGGTGCTGACCGACGTCGAAACCGGCTGTCAGTACCTGGAAAGGGTCAGCGGCGGCGCCCTGGCGGTGACACCCCGCCTCGACGGCAACGGCCGGCCGATGGGCTGTCACAGCCCACAGCACCAGCACCCCGACGTCCCGGCCACCCCCGACACCCATTGGTGATCCATGAGCACCCACACCATCCTCACCCCCCGGTACATCCACATGCTGGCGCCGCTGCTGGCGGAGACAAACCCCCGGCCCGACTATGACCTGACCGCCTTCTACATCGAGCCGCATCCGGCGAAGGGTGCCCTTATCGTGGCGGGTAACGCGCACAGCATGGGCATGTTCCATGACGCGGACGCCATCTGCGCCGCGCCACTGTCGGTCCGCCTGCCGCGCTACATCATCGACAACTGCGCCACCATGCCCCTGCCGGAACTGTTCGACGAAGGCTCCGTCTACACGCCGTCGGCACCGGCGTGGATGGTTCCGGACAAGCTGATCATCACCGTCCGGGAGGGCAACCAGCCGCCCGCCATCGCCATGGTGACGCATTGCAGCGAGGATGAAGACCACCGGGGCGTCCTGGCGTGCGCCACAGAGGAAGAAGGCGTCGCCATCGTCACGGCGAAGAAGGCGCCCGACTGGCGCAAGCTATTCCCCACCCCGGACGCGGCCACGTCGCCCCAGCCGATCCAGCTGAACCCCGCGAAGCTGGCGGACTTCCGGCGCATCACCGACGCGCCCAACGCCTGGACCTCGGGCTTCGGCCTGATGATCCACCACTACCCCGCCACCACCCGAACGCCGCCGGACGCCAGCATCGCCATCCTGCGCGTGCCCTACTACCCCAACTTCATCGGCGCCCTCATGGGCATGCGCGGCACGCCCGACCAGAACGCCACGCCGGCTATCCCGGACTGGCTACCGGCCCCCGCCACCACGCCGGCGGATGAGGTGGCGGCATGACCGACACCACCATCGACCGTATCCGGCGCGGCCTGGCGACCCACTTCGGCATCGACGCCAGGGAGGTGAGGCCCACCACCGTCATCGCTGATGACCTTCATGCCGACAGCCTCGATGAGATCGAGATCACCATGCTGCTGGAGGACGAATTCAACCTTCCCATCCCGGATGGCGCCATCACCGGGACCAACTTCACCACCGTGCAGGACCTGGCCGACTACATCGCTCGCTGCCTGCCCGCCACGCAAGGAACCGCCGCATGAGCGCGCAACTCGCCCTGCCGGTCAGCGCCACCGCCCTGCCGGCCCTGATCCGCGACATCCACCGCGCGCTGCACGCCCGCACGGCGGAGGCCGCGCCCACGGCGCCCACGCCGCTGGCCGGGCCTGTGCCCGCCATCGCTATCCGCAAGTCAGTGACCCCGGAAGACATTGTGTGCCTGGAGTGCGGGCGCCGCATGCAGATGCTCAAAGGCCACCTGGCCGCCGCCCACGGCCTGACGCCGGATCAGTACCGAACCCGCTGGGGCCTGCCCGACAACTACCCCGTGACCGCCCCGGCCTACTCCGCTACCCGCTCCACCCTGGCCAGGCGCGCGGGCTTGGGCGCGCGCCCGGCGCGGCGGGGGAAATGACCATGACGTTCAGCCCCCAGGGCCAGCCCAACGCCGCGCCGGCGGCGGCATCAGCCGTGAAGACGCTCATCCTGTCGCTGGCCGATGCCAACCTGACCGAAGAAGACGCCGTGCTTCTGTCCCTCATTGCCCAGCTGCACCAGAAGCAAGCGCTGCTGTCCCGGCTGCTCAGTTCCAACGTCGTCGCAACGAACATTCGGCAGGGCAAAGTGGCCATACTCCAGCCCGGCACCACCTATCAGCCGAACCACTTGGCGATGCTGGCGGCGTGGCTGGACGATCTTGTCACCGTCGGCGAAACCCCCGGCGGCCGTCTTACCCACGACGACGCGATGCTGTCGCAAACCGGGCACGACATCAGCCGGTCCGTGGCCGGCGGCCACGGCACCGTCACCCGCGAATTCCGGGTGGCCGCCGCCTTGGTCCGGCACTTCATGAGCGAGTTGGCGAAGGCACCCGGGGGAGCCGCATGAGCCCGACCACATCACTCGCCATCGTGTCCGTGTCCGGCGGTAAGGACAGCACCGCGACCGCGCTGCTGGCCCTCGACCGGTATGGCCATGACCGTTGCCGCTTCGTGTTCGCGGACACGGGCAACGAACACGAACTAACCTTGGAGTACGTGCAGGACTACCTACCGCGCCGGTTGAATATCAGCATCGACACCGTGCGGGCGGACTTTAGCGCGGACATCGCCCGAAAGCGGGTCTACGTGGCGGAGCAATGGCCCAACAAGGGCGTCCCGGCCGAGGTGGTTGAGCGCGCCCTTTCCATTCTCCATCCCACGGGCATCCCCTTCTTGGACCTGTGCCTATGGAAAGGGAGGTTCCCGTCCCGCAAGGCACAGTTCTGCACTCAGGAACTAAAGCGCCGGCCGCTGGACAAGTATTTGCTCGACCTCTTGGCGGCGGGCCTGATCGTGGAAAGCTGGCAGGGCGTCCGCCGCGATGAAAGTGACGCCCGCAGGGACGCGGCAGAGAGGGAGCGCGCCGCCGAAGGCTGGTGGATTGAACGCCCCATCGTGGACTGGTCCGCACAACAGACGGTTGATTTCGTTCTCAGCCGGGGTGTCCAACTGAACCCGCTCTATAGTCAGGGGCATTCTCGGGTCGGCTGCTACCTCTGCATCAATGAGTGCAAGGACGGGATCAACAACGCCTCCCGCCGCCACCCACATCACATCGACAAAATCCGTGAGTGGGAACGGCTGGTTGGCATGGCGAGCAAACGGGGGTTTTCCACCCTGCTGCACCACGCTGACGGGGAAGGGCACGACGCTGAACACGCCTTCCGCCACTGCAACATCGACGCAATGGTGGCGTGGTCCCGCACGGCATTCGGCGGCCGTCAGTTCGACCTGCTGAAGTTCGCTGCGCCGCCGTCGTGCTCCAGCACATATGGGCTGTGCGAATGAGCGGCGCACCGGTCGCCACCGACCTTATCGGGGAGACGATTACCCACCAGCCACCAGGCGGCGGTGCCTGGGGGCGTAGCGCCAGGCGGGAAGTCAGGAACCCCGTTCTGGCGCTCCCCGCCGCCCGACAAATCCTGGACTTGTCCAGGTCAGAGCGCCGCGTACTCGGCGCCCTGTTGCGCGACCTGGCTGTCCAGGCGCGCACGAGGGCGGAAGAGGCCTGGAAGGCCCGAAAAGGAATCATAGCCGCCTACTGGCAGGCTAATGCCGTCTACGCCAAGCACTTGGCCCGCGTCATCGACCCAAGGCAGTAACGCAACGAGGACAATATGAGCACCAAGACCTCCGCCACCCCCACGAAACTGGCCTGGAGCATGCGCGAGTGGCGCGCGGCTGTCGGCCTCGGCGCTACCAAGACCCAGCAGCTCGTGAACGAAAATGCGGTAGCTTCAGTGAAGGTTGGCGCTAAGCGGTTAATCACGACACCGCCAGATACCTTCCTTAAGCGTTTGCACGAGAGCGTTTGAAGTAATTGTGGGTGCAGATACGTTAATGGATCTGCACCCACGCCGCATCATTGAGAGATGAACTAACGACGCGAAGTGCGTGTTAACGAAACAATCAGTCGGTCTACCATCGAGAATGCACCAACGAGTATACTATTCTCGCCTTTTCTCATTAACAGTTTTGATATCTTCCTCGCTTCTAAGCTCATGTCACTAATCGCCACCACAAAGACAGTAATTATTCCAAATATGACTATGCTGTTATGAGAATAAAATGATAAATTCTCAAGAAAGTCTGGTATAATTCTTGGAGTTATTGTTTCTATCATCTGCAATAAGATATTTAACAGCAAAATTACCCGTATAATTTTCATTTCAGCCACCCGCCAGGGCAAGTTCAATCTCAATCTTATAAGAGAGGAAGAGGGCCGCTGCCGCCCCAACCGCTATGATTAAAATCCAAATTGCCCGAACGTCAGAGTTGAGCATCGAAGCAATAACCGGCAGCATCATTATAAATAGCCAAAATTGCATGCCGTGTACCATAGTGATATTTACAGAATTTGGTCGCGATCTGAGGCTGAAATTCACCAACGTATTTCCACATACAGCGACGCATAGTAGTATTATCTGCAAAAACCAAAATGATAAATGGCAATATGCTTGATCTGATTTGGGAAATGAAGCGGGATCGGACCAAATTAGGCCGGCAGTTCCAATTTGAAGTCCAATCGGAATCCCAGCTATTACCACGCCTGAGAGAAATTTTTGGCGCGCCAGCGATAAAACAGTGTTGGATGAAGACTGAGCCATGCTCGACATAAGCCCACTCTGATGATCTGACGCAACCGAATATAGGCGTATGGAGGAGAGGCGTCTAGGTGCGATGCCGCGGATCGCCGCCACCGGACGCCTTCCTTCAGCGCCTACGTGAGAGCCTGTGAAGCGGGAAGGGCCAGCCCCAGGCGTCACACCCCTTTCTGCGCCCCGATCCGTTTAAACGGCACAGGCATCAATCATAAACCACGAAACTTGGCTGGAACAACTGGCCGTGCAATTGGCGCCCGCCTTCGAATAGCTCGCTTGCGGCTACACGGCTAGGGTTGCTCAGAAGTGGGTGTCGGCGACGGGGCCACCGAATTGTCCTGCACATGGCGCAATGGTGACTGCGGTGGATTGATGGTTTCTGTCTGACGCTCATTCGTTGTTGAGAAATGCGTCAATCAAGGCAATTATTATAGCTATTTCTTCTTCAATATATATGTGTTCATAAATAACCGGAGAGCTATTTTCCCATCCATCGACCGTTTCATTTATCAGTGGCGCGATCTCTTCGAGTAGAATGTATGCGCGTACAACATTTTTGGCATCAATTGGGTCCAGCAGCCCGATATTTCCGAGATTTTCTCTATATACGTTAAATTTTACATTAATCGACCTAGGAACCTTGGCTATTACTGCTTGATAGTTTATTACGCTGCTATGTGCCTCAATATAGCGCCGCGCAGTGACCAGTCGTCTTTTGTATTCGGTTAGCTCCGCTCCCAACGCAACCCGGATCGCTTCTCGCTGTGAAGCCTGGCGCGCCACCTCCAAGTCCAGCGCCGCTTTGGCCTGTGCTTCCGCTGCGGCAATGGCAGCGCTAGCTTGCATACGCGCACCCTCTACAGTCTTTTGGAATGTCCTCACCGCGATTGCGGCGGCGATAAGCGCCGCAAGAAACTGGAAGGTCCCCTGGTGGCCATCAATCCAGTTGAAGCCCGCCAAGGAAGCCAGAACCAGCAGCAACAACGCGAGCGCCAAAACCCAGCCGAGAGCTCCTTTCCACCTTTTCCTGATCGCAGGACCAGTCGCGTGCAGCAAATGGCGCGGGACATCAACGATCACCCCCAGCCTCAT